GCCTGCCACGAGCATACACAACTCTTTCATGGCTTCTTTAGCAGTTTTGCAACGCTCACGACAATAAATGAAAAGGTGCATACAACCGTTTTGCCACGAATTGTTGCACGAGGTACCAGGGTCGCCCGAACATCGGCAACCTTTACGACGATACTTGATGCCCAGGGACGTAACGCCGTGAACATCACAGTTGCCTTCCAGCAACTGAATTGTGGCCATAGGAGCATGATAACGCTTGGCAATTGCAACCTCCAATTTCAATAGCTCAGTAACGAAGCTAGCATCGAAGGCACTGACGTCATCATCGAAAAGAGCTTTCTCAGCAGCGTCTAATTTTGCTGCAAGATCTTGGGACTTAATTCCGCTAGCAAACGTAATTGCAGCATTCTTGTTCCAAACTTTTTTGAGATGCCCTTGGAACGCAGCAAACCATGGCCCTACCAAGCAAATAAACTCGGCAGTGGCACCCTGAATAAGACGGGGTGCTTTTTCCACAACACCAAAGGGCGTGCGGTGGTTAGTGAATTCCTCCTTAACAAAAGATTTCCGAGTAGTCCACTTATGCACATGCGCAGACACGTCGGAATCAGGACCTATACCATCTGCCTGCAGACGGTCCCAAGCGGCCTGAAGCTGCAGTTTAACTGCAGTAGAAGCATTGGAACCCTTGAGATAATCAGCAAAAGGTAAAGGCTCAATTTTGCAAGCCTTGCCGAAAATAGTGTCGGCATTCTTCTTCACAAAAGAAATGTAATCATTAAGATACTCCTTGTCAGGAACAGGAGTGGCGGCAAGGACACGGGCGTCAACTGCAGCCTGCTGATTGTGAAGATTATTCTCAAACACCCGCGGCCGGTACTCACTGTTAGCTGGGCCAACTTGTTCCACCCTACTGCGAACGGCATTAGGCAAATCCTCTCGGGAGAACGGGCTACCCTCTGCTTGTTTGCTAGTGGCGTCATCGCGCCGAGGTTTAACCTCAGGACGAGAACACTCTGTGTTGTGGGTGGCAGTAGTGGTAACGGTCATGACTGTCTTGGTTTCGGGCTTCGATTGAAATGCTCTGAACCATTTTGGTATGGTTTTCGTAGCCTCGAAAAACTTGCGCCCCAGATAAAAAATGCTCGTTCTGGACATGCCGGGATAAGCACGGACAGGTCCAGCTGATGGACCTAAAGGCGCGGGAGAAAAGGATGCATACATATTGGCAATAGGCTGTAGGCCCGCCATATGGAAAGACATCCACAAG